TGCCAAAATATAGCGATGCGTCGAGACGTTTCGCTGTCGCTTCCGCTTCCAGTTTAGACTGAATAGCACGCACTTCTGCGGCCATTTTCTCGCGATCCGCGATGATTTTGGAGTTGGTCTGTTTTTCAGATTCGAGGATGCGGAGTTTCGCCGCAATTGTCTTGGCTGCGCTCGCTTCTGACACGTTGCCAGACGTGGTGTTAGCGCGGTCAAACTCAATGATGGAGGAAATGGCGCTCTTGATAGCTGGTGCGAGCTTGTCAATCTCCTCGGCGTACTTCTTAATCCACTGATCGGCATTGATCGACGTGGTTTGCTTTATCGCCTTACCAAAGCCCTCAACGTCTTTAGACGCTTCGCGAGATTTTTTGGATACGGTATCGAAGCCACTGGCGATTGCCTGACCGAGCTTGCCGACAAGACTGTCAACGGTCTTGTCCAGCATCTTGAACTTGTCGGAAACATTGAGAATTCCGACGCTCAAGCCGGAAACACTCTTTTCAAAATCGACCGAAACCTTACCGACGCTCTTCAATTGCTTATCGAGCGTCTCCAGATTGGCGGTAGCCTTATCAATTGCCGAGGTGAATTTAGATACATCTAACGTCAGGACGCTTTTGACTTCGCTACCACCGGCCATCTTGATTCCTTTATTTCATTTGTTTCGCAATATCCTTCAGTGCCGCGAATCCCTCTTCGTCACGAACGGCATCGCGCATTGGGTCTTCTTTGAGCTTCGCAACCGTGCCGATCTCCAAAATAAGACTCTGACGATAACTTTGCGTTGCTTCCTGGGTACTTTGACCGCACACCGCAACAGTCAAAGCTCTCATATCTCGCTGCGCCAGAATGCGGTCGATGTTCTGATTCAGCATCCAAAACGTCTTGACTGGCATTCCCATCAACTCGCGGTAGGAGAGCGAATAGAAACTCAGCACCCGACTAAAGAGAAACCCAAAGTCGAGTTCCTCAATGTCGGCAGTTCTTACTTTCCCGGCTGATCGTCACCTTCTTCGCCAGATTCCACGCCGTCAACATCATCGCCGCGAACGAAAGCGACAATCATGTTAAGTTGGTCCAGCGACAGCTTTTTCAGGATCGCGGAGTCAATCGTCGGTACGCTGCGGCCAATCATATCCACAGTCGCTTCAATCTGCACCGCCAGGGAGTCGTCTTTGATGTCTTCCGCCGCCTTGGTAGTGGCAATAAAATTCTCGACAGTCATCTCCTCGACCGGGTAACTCACGTTGCCGATAACGAGTTTGCGCTGTTCATTGGTGTTCAATTTGTCAAGATTCAGAATCTTCATTTTTATGGTTCCCTTCGATGGTTGCATCCTCGCCCGAAGGCGAGGATTAGTCACGGGTTACTTACTGGATTAAACGGCGGCAGGATCGCCAATTGCAAACAGTTTGCCAGTTACAGGGTCAGGGTAGCCGTTGAAATCGCAGGAGAAGACGCGCTCGTTTTCCAGCTTGTACGCGAAGTTCAGTGCGCCTGCGGTAGCGGCTCTGAACACGGTGAAGTCTTCGGAGTAGTCGTTGTTAGCCTTGGATACAGGATGCAGAACAAGCGGTCGGGCGATATCCAACAGATTGTTGCCGACGCCGACCTGAACGTCAACGCGAGCAGGCGTACCATCAACGCCGCCCGTCAGTGTGGCTGCGGAAACAGTCACGGAGGCGCCAGCGGTGCCGGTTGCGATGGCAATACTGTTGCCAAGAGAGCCTTTCGTAACGGACGTGAGGGTAACGGTTGCCGACGCAGCAACAGCGGTCACAACAGCCAGAACAGCGTTGGTTGTTGCGTTAATCGCGGCGGCAAGGTTGGTCGCAGTTGCCGACGCAGATGCGCCAATCAGCACTTCGTTGTTCGCGGCATTCGGGTTCGCTGCCTTGAATGTTACGGTCACGCCGTTGATCTTCACGGTCTGACCGTCTGTCGGCTGCGTAGCAATGGTCATTGTGCCGGTTGCTTGTATGCCGCCAGTTTCGTACAGCGTTGCGCCAGGCATAATTTCGACCAAGTTAGCCAGCGTGGTTTCAGCCAGCGGGCATTTCACCGTCACTTCGCGGCCCATGATGTACTCGTTGATCGGCGTCTTGCCGAACTGGTCAATCATAACCTTGTGGGTTTCGGTTTTGACGGTAACTTCCACACCGCCTTGGGTGTAGCCCAGATCGACGCCGTTATACAGCACCTTACACACGCCGATCTTGACGTTTTTTGTATCGCTCATTCAAAAACTCCTTTGCAAAGAGAGAAATAAGTCACTTGTGACTTATAGAGATTAACATAAAGGCTACTTAATGTCCATAGCCTTAATGTACTTATGGACGATGTTGGTGAGACGGGAATAAATGCCATCTCTCATCGCCTCACTGGCGCGTTCGAGGAACTTGCCACCCACCTGAATGCTTTGCGATGCCTGCTTCTCTTCTGACTTCGGCCCTAGATTCATGTCTCCAGCCGGCGTCAAATGCTCGTGCATGATCCAAGCATAGTCGCCAACTGTTTTGCCGTCGCGACCGTCAACGTGCATATCATTATCTACGTAAATTGTATATGCGCCGCCACCTTTGACGAACTGACCAAGAGCATTGCGGTCGACGCCCTCGTAGCGCACCTTGATGGCCTTCTCAAGATTACCTTCATCTATTGGTGCCATTTGGCGTGCTAAGTCTGCAACCTCACCGGCACATTTCTTCAATTCCGCATTTGCGGCGATAGGAACATCGCGAAGCCGCTGAAGTTGCAGCTTCAGCCCGTCCATGCCCTGAGTATTGAAGCTCATTCGTTGAATAACACGTCAAAGTCAACGGCAAACTCAAGAAGGTTGCCCTTGGATAGCGGAAACACCACCGGCAGCGTTGCGGGTCGCATATATCGCACGTACATAGTGCCAATCTGCGTATCGTTCACAAGCAGCGCAGCGATAGTCCTTCGAATTAGCGCGTCGCCAGACTGATAGCCCTTTGCGCGAACAATCAGTTGAAATTTCGCCTTGTAGTAGCCTGGCAATTCGTAGTCAATTAACGTGCCTTGCAATTTATTTCTCAACAAAACCCCTTCTGAACACTCTGCCGGAATCATGTTGATGAAAATTGTACTACCTTGAGCACCGATGCCTTTAATTTCAAGGCGCTGTGCGAGCGGCATCAGATTCATTGCGCACTCCAGAAAGTACAGGTAATCTGAACATGATCTGGCACCCCCTGTAGATTCTTACGGAGAAACCTCGTCATGATGCGAAAAGTCAAACCATCAACCAAAATCACGTCGTCGATCTGCGCCACAGTATTCTTGTTCAGCAGAAATTCCGCATCGTCCTCAAATTCGCGAGCATTACCGCGAGAAGCGGAAGTGTCAGCGCGAACTGAGGACTTTTCGTTCTTAATGTTTATCTTGACGATGGTGCAACGCTCCTTGACGCTGATGCCCGGTATCGGCATACCGTACACATCGTTTAAGCCGCGCTTCTGAATGATGCAATCTTGATTAGGACGGAACATAAGCCTTCACCAGAAGAGTTGAATTGGGATGAAAAATTCTTGAGCGAATATCGTCAAGTGCCTCATATTCAGGCATGTCGCCGGTGATCGAAAAAGTCATGCCGATATCGCTCTCGTTATTTCTGTATGCGGTCGCCAAATCAGTGCCACTTGCGAGTATTTCGTCGAACTGCGTATCGAGCCAGGACTGGTAGCCAAAATCTCGAATCACTACGCGCATGAGTATTTTGGCATCCCACTTGCGGTCAGAAGTGTCTGTCGTCTTGAAGTCGATGGTTCCGACCTTGCGCTGAATCAGCAACCCCGTTGCGCCGTGCGCATCCCGCATCAAGCGCGAATAGTTACCAAGCCCAGTCCTGCCGAGCTTCGTTACTTGCTGTACATTTTCAACAACCATCTTACGAACCAGCGTCAGAACTTCTTGTTTGCGATGCGTGAGCGCGACATCAAGCTCTTCTGAGCCGCCATCGTGCATCGGGCGCAGGTATGCGTCGATCTCGATCTTGGCGATGTCATAGAACGCCCTACCGAGCGCATAGGCATCAACCTGAAGGTCGACCAGTGCCTTTGGCGTAATCTCTACACCCGGTGCCTGCATGGACTGGTAGCGACCAAACAGCGCAAACAGCAGCAGGCCATATTCGCTCGTCAGGCGGTCAGCCAGATCGTCGTAGATCACGACTAGCCCCTGCCAACACGCTTCGAGAA